CTGTTTTTCATCCACTTATTTAAAGTGTTTTGGTATCTTCGATATTCCATTAAACCATCTTTCATAAGATAATTCTTATAAAGTGATTTATCGGGTTTTCGTAGTTTTACCAATTCCTTTAAATCTTTAAGTCAAGGGAAATCCTTCACTATAAAGAAGGCAAATTTTCTTAATGATTCATCAAACATTGAATGAAAAATAAAGTAAATTGCTCTCTCTGGTGATTGAGAATCAAATGATTCAAAATCAGCAGTTATAGGAAGTATCTCAAATGACTTTCTCATAAGTTGACCCATCTTTAATAAAGGTAAAACTTTAAGTTTATCCTTGTTATAGATGTTTTTATAGTCGAGAAGGGATAAATCCTTAGAGATATTGTGTAATGCAATACCTTTCTGGCGTTTAAACCGCTCTAGACTATGCAACTTTTGAGACAAGTTATTAAAGACTCCAAGAATTTGGGGGTGAATAACATGATATCGAATATTATAAAAATCCAAAAATCTATATCATATAGAAACAGGATCTTTGATAAATTCTTTATCAGCAGTTATTACAGATTTGGCAACTCCTACCATGAGTATCCTCTTCAATTGAATGAGGCCTATACTCAAACTGGCAGGAACACTTGTACCTTCAAATGGTACAATACTTACTCAAAATTTTCTAAATTTTTCGTAAGTAATGTAACCGAAAGAAGCATCAAGAGCCATCTCTAAGGCTATAACCTGTCTATAAGTAGACTTATTGAAAGAAAGTCACTTCTTCTTAAGTGTCTTTTTCTTCGTACGTTCTAAAATATAGATAGATTTATATAGGTGACTTATCATTTTTACTAAAGAATCTTTACCGAGATAAAGGTTTTTCTTAATCTTAAAATAATCATACAAAATAGTATAAACTATTTGTGGATTTTTAAGATTAGAAATAATACCTTTTAAAGGTATACCAGTTATCTCCTTGACGGATCTGAATGGTTGAATCCAACGTTTCGCAAATTCATAAGTATCATTTGATACATGAGTTTTTGGAACGCTGACTTCAACCCCCAGCTCATTCATTACTTCAATATATGTTTTAGCGACATTACTGTTCTTGATGACGATATCGTCACCAAGAATGATGTAATCTTTGAAGGTTTTTATACCATTCAATTTAGCACAAAAATATATGATAAAATGATGAGTGATAGTAAACACTGCTCATGAGGAATAGGCACCCATTGGTTGACCACATGCATAAGAAATAGTATCTTTTTCAGATAAATTCTTATTATGAGTTAATTCATAAGTATCTATTCCAAACTTCCTATTAGTTAAAAGATAACGCCAATTTTGAGCCACATCTTTATCATAAATGTGACCCAAGAGACGTTGTTGAAGATTAATAGGAAAT